AATGCTGGTTGCGATACGATCCAGAATCTCTGGGGTTAAGTCATCCATACTATATGTCATAATGATTCTCCTGATACGATATTTGATAATTTAGATTTAGCTTCTTGCAGTATGCGCAACATACGAGATGGGGATATATCCCAGTCTTCACAATTAGACATCTCGATAGCTATTGTTAACTCATAATCAAGTATTGAATTGATTTGCTTACGAATCTTAGCAATCTCTTCGCTATGCTTTACAGACTGAACTCTCAAATCACTTTGAGCTTGAAGTAAATGTTCCGTATTCATAATGATTCTCCTAACGATTGATAATTGTATTCTTGATGGAATGGTATACTTCAGATGCGAACTCTGAATAAGACTTAGATGTCATACGATTATTATTCTTTTGTATTTCAAGAGTGTAATACCGAATCTGAGTAAGATGCCAGTCGTATAACTCTTGAGGTAAAGAACTGTTATCTGAAATAGCATTCGTATGTATTCTCAAATGCTCAAACAAAGTATCAGCGATTTCGTTGAAAGTATAATTATCCATAATGTTTCTCCTTACGTTAAAGTGATGGGGATGCTTGATACACCCCCATCAGATTTGCTTACTAGCTCCATTGTTGAGTTTGCGCCATCTCAGCAAGCTCATAGGCACGATCTACGTCACCAGACTGTAAAGCTTGCTGTATTTCCCAATGTGACCATATCTCGTCAAGCTGAGTAGCTGTGACTTCTGGTGTTGGGACAGGGAACTGAATTTCTGTAAGTAATTTAGGATCTATCATGTAAACCTCCATTAGATATAATCCAAACATACACAGGATCGTGTATAAGTTTAAACGACCAACCAAAATACAAACAGTCATCCCCTTGCCGCCAAGGGCGGTCCGAAACGACTCAATGTTGACCGAGAAAGAAAGTGCAAATGGCAAGAGCAAGATATTCAGAACTAGGAGTTGCAGGAGGGATTGACTGGGGATTGTATTTTGTGGGTCATCATACGTATGATACAATGGGCCTCGTGTGTGTGTGAAAACGGCCGACAGGCCGCCATTATCTTTGTTTGTCTTTCGAAAAGACAATCGGCTGTAAGGCCGACAGCAATGAAAGCGCACCGCAACCATCTAGACAGATAGGACAAGCCACACAGCGAATAGACTCCCTCGCCAAGAGGGAGCTTCGCAGTGGGGTGAAGGCCAGCCCTTGATTACGACCAACATCAAGGGTGAGGACGGTTTCATGCTATTGACCGCCGAAGGGGGTTTTGTCTCCCTGAGAAGGTCAATTAATACAAGGACATGCACTATGTGACTTGACAGCCAAATTGTGTGTAATGTAACATCAGTCCGTAGATAATTAGGATACGCCCCAATGGATGATAATGTTCTAGCAAACAGTGATCAACAGGAACGATACAAACAGGGTGTTGTTCCAATGAAAGACATTGAAGATAATGCACCAGCGTTGAGACAACAGCACAACAAAGTGACTGACGCTCAGGCTGATTTAGTCCATACAATCTTGCATGATGGTTGCAACCCAACAGAAGCGGCACAGAGGTTGGGTAGGAATAAGGCTTGGGTCTATAATACTCTTAATAAACAACATGTTATTGAATATAGACAAGCATTGGCATTGGCTACTTTAGGATGGGACGCAACACAAGCAATGGCAACGATGAGAGAACTGCTGACAGCTAAGTCACAATACGTTAGACTTGAAGCGGCAAGAGATCTGATGGATAGGGCTGGCTTCAGGGTAGATGCGCCAAGAGTAAGTGGTACGAACGTGCAGATTAATTTTAACGTGGACTAGGGGGTCCCAAGAGAAACTACAGCCTCCAGTAGAAAGCGGCTTAAAAATACGAATGCAGTTTTACCTATGAGGTAAATCACACACACGATGTTATTTAAAAAGCATCAATCTGGTAAAAAATTTTTTATATGAAAGGAGCAAAATTATGGGATTAAGTGGACCTAGCGGTGGCATGGGACCTCCAACAAAGGAACAGTATGAAGAACGCATCGAAGCAAAAAAAGCGGCAGAGAAAAATCGTGCCGAAGTTGATAAGCCTGACTTGGGCGGTAAGGGTGGTTTTTATGAAAAGAAGCCAAAGAAGAAAAAGCCAAAACCAGAACCAGCACCAGATACTGGAACCGAATCACCGACCACCGAGTTAAGTAAGGCGGCAAAGAAGAATCTTTCTCAGAGCGGTGGACCAAGCGCAGAAAGAAGAGTGTTTATTAAGTGAACATAGATTACAAGCCCCCTGGTGAAGTTGCCAAGGCGTTTATGAAAGATGAATCTTTTGTGCGTGGGATAAGGGGTCCTGTTGGTTCGGGTAAGTCTGTATGCTGTTGCATGGAGATTATGCGTAGGGCTATTAAGCAAGAGCCTAATCAGTCTGGTTTACGTAGATCGAGATGGGCTATTATCAGGAACACAAACCCACAGCTAAAGACGACTACCATAAAGACATGGCGTGACTGGTTCTCAGATGAGATGGGCAAGTTTGTATGGTCTCCACCATACACTCATAACATTAATATTGCATTGCCCGACAAGACTGCTGTTGAGCTAGAGGTGATATTCTTAGCTCTTGATAAGCAAGAGGATGTTAAGAAGCTTTTGTCATTAGAGTTGACAGGTGTCTGGGTAAACGAAGCGAGAGAAATACCCAAGAGTATCATTGATGCATGTACTATGCGTGTTGGTCGTTTTCCCAGTATGCGTGACGGTGGCGCAAGTTGGTCTGGTGTTATTATGGATACAAATGCTCCTGATGAAACGCATTGGTGGGGTATCATGGCTGGGGAAGTTCCTGTTCCTGAGTTTATGCCAGAAGACGAAAAGCTTTTGTTGATCAAGCCTGATGATTGGACTTTTTACTCTCAGCCGGGGGCAATGACAGAGAAGAAAGATGAATCTGGTAAGTTCATAGGTTATGAACCTAATATGAAGTCAGAGAACAGGCAGAATCTGAAGTCCGATTATTATGACAAGATTATCTTGGGTAAAGCCCCAAGTTGGGTAAAGGTTTATGTTATAAATGAATACCAGACTATTATGGATGGTAAGCCTGTATATCCAACATTTAGAAGAGAAACTCACGTTGCGTCATCGCCTTTAGAGCCGCTAGATGGTCAAGAGATTATAGTTGGTATTGACTTTGGTAGAACGCCGTCTGCAATCTTCTGCCAGCAAGTTCATTCAGGAAGATGGACGGTATTCCATGAGCTTATAGGGCAAGACATGGGAGCAGGGAGATTCGCAGAAATCCTAAAAAGAGAAATAGCGAAGAACAGTTGGGATAAGCATATCTTCAGGTTTATTGGTGATCCGGCTGGTAATCAAATGGCGCAGACTAGTGAACAAACACCGTTTATGATTATGAGGGCTAACGGCATTGACGCAAGACCAGCACCATCCAATGATGCTACTCTAAGGATTGAAGCGGTAGAATCTGTTGTTAACAGGCTATCCGATGGCTATCCTAGTTTGCTTATATCGCCAACATGCACAGTATTGATCTCAGGATTTGAAGGTGGTTATCAGTATAAGCGCGTATATCATATGGGCAATGAGCGTTTTGAAGAAAAGGCTTCTAAGAATAGGTTCAGTCACATACATGATGCTCTTCAGTATGCCATGTTAGGGGGCGGTGAGGGTCGCAGAGTGGTTGTAGGCACAGGAGGTCGTCCTACCCCCACAACCGTAGAAAGAGTTGGCAACCCTTTTGGGCGTTTAAAGCGTAAAAATCGTTTAGTTAGAGGTTCTAAATGGTAAATACTTGGATAGTTTGCTTTCAAAGATCACCAAACATAGGTATTTGGCGGTTATTTACATTATTTAGGCAAGATTATGGTCATGTATTTGCTGCAAGTTACATAATAGAGCTTGATGCTTGGCTCAGAGTGGAGTTTGCAAGCCAAAGAATGCGTATAGAACTACTTGTTGGTGAAAAATCAGATGAACTTTTCTATGAATTGATGAGCAGTACAGTATGTGTAGAGATAACAGCTAAAGATAATCCTATACAGCTACCTAGATTAAATTACTGCACCAGCTTTATTAAGCACCTTTTGGGCATAAAAAAGTTTTGGATATTAACACCATATCAACTTTATTGTGAATTGATAAAATTGGGTGGAAAGCGCATGTTTGAAACTGAAAAGGAGACTTGACATGGGATTGTTTAGATCAAGTAGACCAAAGCCCGATCCTGAACTGGAAGCTCAAAAGAAAGCCGAGGAAGAAAAACTTAAAGCTGAAAAAGAAGCTGAAAAGAGACGTGTAGATGAACTTGAAAGAATGCGCCGAGCAAATCTTTTAGGTGCTAAGTCTTTGCAATCTGAAGAGCTAGAAGGGTTTACAGGTTTTGTTAGACCTCCAAGTCTAGCGAAAACAAAGAAGATGGGGTCATTTGATGCGAACGAGTGATGGTAATCCTGAAGCACCAACATCAGGTGGTGATAAACAGGAATATGAAAATGTAATGCGTAAGTACAAGAAGGCCAAAGGCAGATGGCATTCTTGGACTGATATATGGGAAGAGATATATGATTATGTTCTTCCACACCGTGAAAGCTTTTTCCAAGAAAGCCCTGCGGCTAGACGCACAGAGAACATATATGATGAAACTGCTGTTGTTGGTTTACCTAAGTTTGCTTCCAGATTGCAGTTAGGATTCTTTCCACCAAACGGTAGAGCATTTAAATTAATGCCGGGAACAGACTTTCCTAAATCTGAGATTACTAAATCGCTACAAGAAGAACTTGATCGCATCACTGACATGCTTCATGAGGGTCTTCGTAACTCTAATTTTAATTCTGAGTTGCATGAAGGTCTTCAGGATTTAGGCATGGGTACAATGAATATGATTGTAGAAGAAGGCAGATTTGTCGGCGATCTACATTTTACATCTGTACCGCCAACTAATATTGCATTATTGCCGGGTCACATGGATGGGGTAAGCTCATGGTTCAGATGGAACAATGAGATGGAATTAACTGATGTTAAGCATAGATACCCTGAAGCAAAGTTTAGCGACAAAATGCTTGAGGTACAAAAGAAAGATCCTCACAGAAAGACTAAAATAGTAGAAGCTACTATTTACGATGAGAGAGATAAATTTAAAGATGAATATACTTACTTCCTAGTATCTGAGACAGATAAGGAAATACTTATTAAAAAGACGATGAAAGAGCGTGGTGACAATCCATGGATTACTACACGTTGGTCAAAGTCTGGATTTGAAGTATGGGGAAGAGGTCCTGTGCTACAGGCTATGCCAGCTATCAAAACATTGAACCTCACAGTTCAGTTAATTCTTGAGAATGCTGAGATGGCTATTGCTGGATCATTTGTTTATGACGATGATGGTGTATTTAATCCAGACAATATTACTATACAACCAGGAACTTTTATTCCTAGAAGTCCGGGGTCTAGTATAGATTCTTTACAAAGTGCTGGTCGTTTTGATGTTGCACAGCTAGTATTAGATGATATGCGCCGTAATGTTAGAAAGGCATTGTTTATTGATGAGTTGGATACTAGGCCAAATGCGAGAACGCCTTTATCGGCTACAGAGGTATCTGAACGTCTCGCAGATGTTGCGAGGGATATGGGTGCTGTTGCAGGTCGTATGCAGAAGGAATTTTTACAGCCTCTGGTTGAAAGAATTATCAGGATCTACACAAAGCAAGGGTTGCTTGACATCCCAAAGGTTGATGGAAAACAACTCAGAATTGTTCCAGTATCACCGTTGCTCAGAGCGCAAGATCAACAAGACGTAGCTGATTTTGTGAGATTCCAGCAAACAGTAGCTGGTACATTTGGTCCTGAGATAACTCCATTGCTCTATAATCAAGAGAATGTCATTAAGTATTTAGCAAGCAAATTTGGGGTACAAGAGGACTTGCTAGCTGATCAAGCACAAGTTAAGAATAATCTAGAACAGATTCAGCAACTTATGCAACAACAGCAAGGTCAACCGCAATGAAACAACATGCAGAGGTATCTATAGATGGAAAAGTCTATGCTAAAGAAACTGAAAAAGACCTTAATAGTAAAGCCTATGCTCTCTTCGGCAGTGGTATTGGAAGAGATTTTATATCGTACTTGGAGTCGATCACAACGAATAACGTATACCCTGCGGGGGTGGGCATCGAAACACTAGCTCATGCTGAAGGTGCTAGATGGCTGATGGCTATTATAAAGAAGCGTACTGAGCTAGGAAGAAAACAACAGGATTAGAGGTTATTATGGCTGGTGACATGAAATTAGGTGCTGGCGGCAGATTTAAAAAGCTAGAAGGTGAACTAGCCAGAAAAGGCGTTGATGATCCAAAGGCACTTGCGGCTTATATTGGTCGTAAGAAATACGGAAAAAAGAAGTTTCAAAAGATGGGACAAAAAGGTCGTGAACAAGCCAGCAAATCCTAAATTATATGCAAAAGCAAAAGCTATAGTTAAGGCTAGAGTAAAGAAGTGGCCTAGTGCATATGCTAGTGGTCAGCTTGTTCAGCAATACAAAAGAATGGGCGGTAAATACAAATGAGCCTAAAGAAGTGGTTTGGTGAGAATTGGGTAGATATTTCCACAAAGAAAGATGGAAAGCATCCACCATGTGGTCGTAAGATGGGTGATAAGAGGGGATATCCTAAATGCGTTCCAGCCAGCAAAGCGGCATCAATGACAGCATCAGAAAAGAAATCAGCAACAAGAAGAAAAAGGGCATCAAACCCAGCAAGCGGTGGCAAGAAACCAACTTTTGTAAGGACGTAAAATGGCAGATACATGGCAAAGAAAAGAAGGGCAGAACCCCGAAGGAGGTCTTAATGAAAAGGGAAGAAGATCTCTAAGAAGGCAGGGAAAGAACATAAAGCGTCCTGTATCAGCTAAAGAAGCAAAGCGTTCACCTAAAGCCGCCGCTAGACGTAGAAGTTTTTGTAAGCGGATGATGGGTATGAAAAAGAAGCTTACAAGTGAAAAGACGGCTAATGACCCTAACAGTCGTATCAACAAAGCACTTAGAAAGTGGGATTGCTAATGAATGAAGAAGCAGAAGTACAGGTAGAAGAAGGTTCTACAGAACAGGTTCAGGCAGAAGGAGTGGTGTCGGAGCAACCTGATAGACCAGAATGGCTACCAGAGAAATTTGAAAGACCAGAAGAACTGGCTAATAGTTATAAAGAATTAGAAAGAGCTTTTTACTCTAGGAAAGAAGAGTTAAGAAACTCTATTGTGGAGGAGCTAAATAGCGAAGCCACATCTAATGCTCCAATTAGTCCGGCAGATTATGAAGTCAATATTCAAGCACCAGATGGCATGGAGTTTAATGTAGACGAAAATGATCCTCTTTTAGATTGGTTTCGTGGTAAATCACATGAGTATGGGTTATCTCAAAACGAGTTTAACGATCTTGTTTCTGAGTGGGCTACAATGGAAGCACAGCGTGGTCCTGACTGGAATGTAGAATCAGAAGCACTTGGTGAACATGCAGAGCGTAGGCTTGAGCGTGTAGATTCATGGGCAAGCAAACATCTTAGTGATGAAGCATATGGTGCGTTTGCAAACATTCCTGCATCAGCAAACATGGTTCAACTGTTTGAAGAGCTTATGGAGCTTAATGGTCAGCCCAAGTTTAACATGACCAGCAACACTGAGTTCCAAGAGCGTATAAGCAGAGAAGACCTGATGCAGATGCAACAAGACCCAAGATACTGGAAAGATAAAGACCCGACATTTATCTCTAAAGTAAGGGCTGGTTTTGAGCAATTGGCACGTCAATAGTATTGTGAATATTTAACACATTAATATTGTGTTACTTTTTATTTGCTTATAAATAGCCCTGATTCGCCAGATAACCTTATGGCCTGTGCGCTGACGGACAAACTACTTATGGCGTTCGTTTTAACTTTTTTATAAGGAGCTAGTAATGGCTACACCAACTATTAGCACATCCTTTATTGAGGAGTTTGAATCCGGCGTTCATATGGCTTATCAGCGCATGGGTTCAAAGCTTCGGAACACTGTTCGTACCGCTTCTGGCGTTAAGAACAAAACCACGTTCCAAAAAATCGGTAAAGGCTTTGCAACAACTAAGGCTCGTCATGGCAACATTGCCCCGATGAATCTTGAACACACTAATGTATCTGTCACCCTTGAAGATTACTTTGCTGGTGAGTGGATTGATGATCTCGATCAACTACGTATCAACCACGATGAAATGCTGGTTGCACAACAGTCAGGTGCTTATGCACTTGGTCGTAAGACTGATGAACTGATCCTCGATGCAATGGATACAACTTCATCTACTGCAAACGAAACAACCAATGGTGCAACACTTGCATGGGCATTTGGTCTGATGGAATCATTTGGAAACAATGACATTCCTGATGACGGTCGCCGTTATGTTGTTGTAGGCTGGGAAAACTGGTCACAGCTTATGGACTTAGACGAATTTTCTCGTGCTGAGTACATTGGTGAATCAGACCTTCCATTCCAGAATGCTATGACAGCAAAGCGTTGGCTTGGCTTTATGTGGTTCCCATTCTCAGGTCTTGCTGATGATGGTTCAAACCGCAAGTGTTTTGCTTGGCATGCTGACTCAGTAGGTCATGCAATTGGTGCAGATGTTTCTTCAAACATGCAGTATCACAACGACAAAGATGCCTACTTTGCTTTGAATAAGATGCAGATGAATGCTGTTCTTATTGATGCAAATGGTTGCTTTGAATGTTCACTGAAGAAATAAGGAGATAGCATAATGGCCTTTGTTAAAGACGATCTGTCTCTCGTAAACTACAGTGGTAATGGTTTCCACATTTGGCATTACACAACTGCTGACGCAAATACAGCCGTTGATGGTGCTGGTTACTTTAATGCCGCCGCTAATGAAATGAACATTGGCGATGTCATTTTTGCTAACACAGCTACTGGCGGCACACCTGTTTATGGTATGTTTGTTGTTAATGCAAATGACGGAACTACCGTTGACGTTGCGAACATGGTAAGCCTGTCAGCTACTGACTCTGACTAATGGCTAGACCAACACTTAAAAGGAAGGCGGCGGCAAAACCTGTCGCCCCTTCTAACCCCAAGTCAAAGAAGTTACGCAATGGCGTTGTAACTTTTGGGAAAAATGTTACTCTTGGAAGGAACGCAAAATGAATACATGTTCTACATGCCCACACCCAGCCAAATGCAGATCGGCTGGTAAATGTCTTAAGCAAACAAAGTCACCTAAGACAATGGGGAAGCCATCTAGCGGTGGTTATGGTAAGTAATGCCAACTACACCCTCTACAGATATTGAAGTAGCACAAAAGGCAATGGTTCTAATTGGTTTAGAGCCATTAACTTCATTTACAGACAATACGGATGAAGCTCTTGTGATGAACACTATCTTTGAGGATGTTGTTGCTGATTGTCTAGCCCAAAACAATTGGAACTTTGCTACTGGTCAAAAGCAACTATCTAGGCTCACAGATGTTCCGGCAGACAGATGGGATGCGGCTTATGCATTACCAACTAGTCCTAAGGTGTTACAGGTGCAAACAGTTACTATAGATGATGCTCCACAGTCATATGATATATATGAGCGTTATCTATATATTAATGCACAGGAAAGCGATGTTGTTGTTCTGAACTATATCTTCAGACCAGAAACACAATACTGGCCTCCTGCATTTACTATGTGGGTAATATTTAGATTAGCTTCTGTTTTGGCTTTGTCAGTTACTCGTAAGGCTGATATTGCTGGGCAGTTTACAACTTTGGCAGAAAATCAATTTAGAAGAGCAAAGGCTAGAGATAGCCAGCAAGTAACAACGCAAAGCCTTCGCTTGAGCAGATACCACCGAGTAAGATTG